ACGACGACAACCATTCGTATTGTGAGATTTGGGAGTTTTATGATCTTCGGTCGAAGACGATGTCAGTGTTTGCTGACAGCGGCGACCAGTTCTTGATCCCTCCGAAGAGCATGCCGTATGCGTTTGGGCATCCGTTTGTGATGATCCGCAACTATGACGTTCCGGATCATTTCTATCCGTTGGGTGATTTGGAAGCGATTGAGCCGTTGCAGCGCGAGTTGAATGAAACTCGTACGCAGATGATGAACCATCGTAAGCGGTTCTCCCGTAAGTATCTGTTCAAGGAGTCGGCGTTTGATTCTGATGGGCGTGGCGCGTTGGAGTCGGATTACGACAATGTGCTTGTGCCTGTGATGTCCGATGAACCGTTGACGAATGTTGTTGCTCCGTTCCCGGCGGTGATTACTCCGCCGGAGTTCTACAACCAGTCTGAGTTGATTCAGGGCGATGTGGAGCAGATCACGGGCGTGTCGGAGTATCAGCGTGGTGCGTTGCCGGAGATTCGTCGCACAGCGACGGAGGCTGCGATTATGCAGGATGCTGCGAATGCGCGTGCTGCTGACAAGTTGGCGACGATTGAGGGTGCGATCCAAGAGGTTGCGTCTCGGATGGTTGCTTTGGCGCAGCAGTACATGACTGGTGAGCAGGTTGCCCGGTTGACTGGTTCTGATGGTGTGCCGATGTGGATCACGTTTGATCGTGATTACATCAGCGGCGAGTTTGATTTTGAGGTGGAGGCTGGTTCGACTGCGCCGAACAATGAGTCGTTCCGTCGCCAGATGGCGTTGCAGATGGTGGATGCGATGGCCCCGTTTGCTTCGGCTGGTGTGGTGAACGTGGAGCGGCTTGCCGCTCACGTGTTGCAGTTCGGGTTCGGTATCAAGAATCCTGCCGAGTTTCTTGCACCTCCCGCACCTCAGGGTGCGGCTCCGGCTGGTCCGGCGGGTCTTCCCGGCCCGTTGCCGCCGGGGGTGTCGGAGCCGCCCCCGGCTGGTCCGGCGGGTGTGGCGGCTCCGCCTGCCGCTAACCCGATGGAGTTGTCGGGTGTTGATCCCGCAGTTCTTGCTGCTTTGTCGTCCCGTATGGGCGTTGCCCTTCCGAACAGTTAGGAGATAACCATGCCGATGGTTGGTGGAAAGAAGTATCCGTACACGAAGGCTGGTAAGGCTGCCGCGAAGAAGGCTGCTGCCAAGAAGGTTCCGGCGAAGAAGGCTGCGGCTAAGAGGTCGCAGACCAGCCGTAACAACATGGATTACTGATGGCTGAGAAAGACCCAAGGCTGAAGGCTGCTGGTGTTGACGGCTACAACAAGCCGAAGCGGACACCGAATCACCCGACGAAGTCATGGATTGTTGTCGCACGTAACGGCGACGGCAAGACGAAGACGATCAGGTTCGGTCAGCAGGGTGTGACGACTGAGGGTTCTAGCCCGAAGTCGGAGCGTGGCAAGGCTCGCCGTAAGTCGTTCCATGCACGTCATAAGTGTTCGACTGCTACCGACATTCTGTCGGCGCGTTACTGGGCGTGCAAGCACCTCTGGTGAAAAGGTTTTTCCAAGTCTTGTTGCTTGTCATGGCTTGGATTGTTGGCGTGTTATCTGCGATTACGTGGGGTACCGCAGAGGTGTTTATCCGGTTCCGTAACGGACGCAGGTAACGATCTTTCTCTATTATTAGGAGCAACCGAAAGGACTCTAAGTGAGTGAAATAGCAGATGCCCCCGTGGTAGACCCCGCCCCCGTAGAAGCGGCAGGTGGACAAGTCGAAGATGTGGGCGGAAACGTCGAAGTACAGGCGGATGCACCAACCCTAAATGTTGACGAGTTTGCCGACCATCATGTGGTCGTCAAAGTTGACGGTGAGGACGTGCGGGTTCCGTTGTCTGAGGCGGTGGCCGGTTACAGCCGTCAAGCGGACTATACCCGTAAGACGCAGGAATTGGCGCAGCAAAAACAGAGCCTCCAGTGGGCAAGTGCTGTGGCACAGGCTTTGGAGAACGATCCTGCAAGGACAATTGATCTTCTTCAAACTCATTATGGTTTGACGAAGGCTCAGGCCCAGCAGGTTGCCGATCAGGCAGCCGAGGATGCTGGGGATGCCGAGTGGGACGATCCAGTTGCCGCACGTGTCAAGGAACTTGATAGCCGGATCGCACAGTTTGAACAGGAACGTGCGTACCAGCGTTTGGAGGCTGAGGTTTCTCGGCTGCAAACCACATACGGTGATGATTTCAACCCTCAGGAAGTGGTATCCAAGGCGTTAGCCGAGGGTTCCGCGGATCTGGAGGCCGTGTACAAGCAGTTGGCTTTTGACCGGCTGATGTCTCGGGTTCAAGCGGCTGAACGTCTGGCGGGTGACCGTACTGCTCAGGAGCAGGCGGTGCTGGATGCGAAGCGTGAGGCCGGGATTGTGTCGGGCGGGGCTTCGGCTGCGGAGCAAGGCTTGGAAGATACGTCACCGATCCGTTCAGTTTCTGACGCTTGGACTGCTGCGAAACGGCAGTACGGCGTTACTTGATCCATTAGGAGTAAACCATGGCTGGAAACAGCAACTTCAACGAACTGTTGTCAACAACGATTGCGAACTACCGTGATCAGTTGACCGACAACGTGTTCAACGCACGTCCCCTTACCAACCATCTCATGGAGAACGGTCGCCTTCGCATGGTCGATGGCGGCACCAAGATTGTTGAGCCCCTCATCTACGGTGAGAACAGCACCGTTGGTGTGTACTCGGGCTACGACCAGATTACTCTGACCCCGCAGGAAGGCATTTCGGCGGCCGAGTTTGATTGGAAGCAGTACGCTGCGTCCATCGCTATCTCGGGCATCGAAGAGGCCAAGAACAACGGCGAGGCTGCAATCATCAACCTTCTGGAAGCCAAGATCATGCAGGCCGAGGAGTCCATGAAGGAAGGCTTCAACGCCATGTTCTTCGGTGATGGCACCGACACCCTTGGCCAAGGTGGCACTGACTCGGGCAAGACTTGGAACGGTCTGGGCAACCTGATTGATGCGACCGCTGTTGCGGGCGGCATCGATCCGGCCGGTTCAGGCAACGGGTTCTGGGCTTCGTACGAAGAGGGCACCGCTGGTGCGCTGACCACTGCGGACATGACCACCGCTTACAACACCTGCTCGGTTGGCAACGACCATCCGGACATGATCCTGACCACTCAGACTCTGTTTGAGAAGTACGAGTCGCTGCTTACGCCGCAACTCCGCTACACGGACACCGACAAGGCGAACCTCGGGTTCCAGAACCTGTTGTTCAAGTCGGCTCCGGTGGTGTACGACGTGGATGCTCCTTCGGGCAACATGTTCTTCATCAACAGCAAGTACCTGACCCTCGTCGGCCACTCGGGCAAGTGGTTCTCGCAGACGGAGTTCGTCCGTCCTGAGAACATGGATGCCCGTTATGCGCTGATCTTCTGCTACGGCAACCTCACGGTTCGTAACCGTAGCCGTCAGGGCAAGTTGACCGGCCGCACAGCCTGATCAACCATGTGATGCTGGTGGCGGGGGGCTTCGGCTCCCCGCCGCTCGCATATCTGGGTAACGATTCAGCCTATTAGTGATGACTCCTAATGCTGTTCCTGCCCACTCCCTGTACGGGGAGCCCGCTTTGCGGGATGCCCGGCCTGCTGCTCAGGCTAAGGGTTCTTCTCCTGCCCCTCCGGGTGGGATGCCGTACACGGGTCATACCCGTTGTATGGCGAATGATGCGACGTGTCAGGGCCATAGGGCTAAGGGCACGGATTATTGCATGGGTCATTTGAGGCAGATTGCCCGCGATGTGAAGGAGCGTGAGAATGAATCTGGCTGAAATCCGCTCCAAGGTTCGTGAGATTGTTGACATGGATACCGACGATGTGTCGGATGCTTTGCTCAACATGTACATCAAAGATGGTTATGACCGGATGATTTCTTTGGAACGGCGTTGGCCGTTCTTGGAGAAGTCGTACACGTTGCCTACTGTGAATGGGCAGAAGGGTTACACGATTTCCGCTATTGGTTCTGGCGATGTTCGTGAGATCACTTCTGTTGTGGAAGGGTCCATTGGTGGTGTCCGGTTGACGTTGGTTGACCATGCGGATGCTGAGGCGTTCTGGTTGGGCACTCAGGACACTGTTGGCCGTCCGATGCATTTCTCGGTGTGGGAACAGAAACTGTACATCTGGCCTACTCCTGATGCTGCGTACACGTTGGCGTTGCGGGGTTTCCGCAAGCCAACGGATTGGACTGCGAACGATACAACTCAGGTTGACGCTGATGATCGTTTGCATCAGTCGTTGGTGTATTACGCGGTTGCCCAGTTGTACCAGTTGCAGGAAGATGTCCAGTTGGCTCGGTTCTATCGGGATTCGTTTGATGAGGCTGTCCGGTTGGCTGCTTCGGATATTTTGCGGGTGTCGTCGCATCGTCCTTTGGTGTACTCGGGTGGACGGTTCCATGAGTCGTCTAATGGCTGGCAGTCCCCGGTGTACTTCTGATGGCACGGCTGGAAACGCTTCAGGTTCAGGACTTCACTGGTGGCCTGAATTATCGTGCTGATGCTTTCCAGTTGGCTGATAACGAGTCACCTGATTTGTTGAATGTTGATATCGATCCGCGTGGCGGGTTTTCGCAGCGGAACGGTGTCAGGGATTACAACACGTCGGCTATTGGGTCGATTGTTTCCGGGTCGTTTGATCCTCATCGGGTGTTCTCTTGGGATGGTAATAGCCGCCAGTTGTTTATTGCTGCGAACAACAAGGTGTTTTGGACGAAGACTGACACGTTCGCTGATTTGGGTGTGACAACGGACGCTGTTGATGGTGCCGAGTTTGGTGCTTGGTCCAATTCTGGTACTTCATATATTTATGGGTGTGCGGGTGAGTCGAACAATGCGTTCCGTTGGGATGGTATTGGTGCGTCGCCAACGGCGACGTTGTTGACTGCTTCGGGTATTGGGGCGACGGATTGGCAGAACTCGTATGTGGGTGCGTCTGGTTCTCATTGTCCTCGTTCTGAGCATTTGACGGTTCATGCGGATCGTTTGTGGGTTGCTCATACGTATGACGGTAACGGGGCGGGTTCGGTTGTGCCGTACCCGGACCGTGTCCGGTTCTCTCATCCGGGTAATCCTGAGTGTTGGCGCGAGTTGGATTACATCGATGTTGTCGGTGGTGGCCGTGGTATTCAGGCGATTGTGTCGTTTGGTGACCAGTTGTTGGTGTTCAAACCTCGGGCCATTTTTGCGATCCTTGGTTTTGATGAGACGACGTTTCAGTTGGTCCAGTTGACGAATCAGATTGGTGTGCCGTCGGCTAAGGCTGTGGCTGCGACCGAGTCTGCTGTGTTCATGTTCTCTTGGCCTGATGGTTTGTTTGCGTTTGATGGCTCACGTTTTATTGACTTGTTCCAGAAGATGCGTCCGATCATTCAGATCGGTGAGATGAATGATGAATCGTTGGACGGCATCTATGTTTCGTGGGTTGACCGCAAGGTGATGTTGTCGTTGCCGGTCGGTGTCGATCCGGCAACGGGGGAAGATTTTGATGAGCCGGGAGTGACGTTTGATTCTCCTGATTCAAAGTTCAACGGTTCGATTCAGGCTTCTGTGCCTACGTCGACGTTTGTTTGGGATCAGACAGTTGGTGATGGCGGGGCGTGGTCGCGGTACACGTTGGCTGATGGGTACGGTTTTGCTGGTGGCACAGAGTTCGTTGATGATTCTGGTCGCCGGTTGCCGATGGTGTTGCATCCGACTCAGCCGTTTGCGTTGCAGATCGATGTGCCTGAAACCGCTGATGATCTGATCGCTGGCACTACACAAAACTTTGAATCGTATTATGTGACGAAGTGGCAGGATGCAGGTCAGACGACCGCCAAAAAGTTTTGGCGTCGACCCGAGTTCGTGGTCCGCCAGTTGGGTGAGGACACAACGATTGATGTGTCCACGTTCCATAACTGGGATCGTTCCACTTCTCAACGTGATTTCCAGTTGACGTTCAGCGGTACGTCGTTCTCTGGCGGGTATGAGTCGTGGGTGCAACCCGATCTGGGTTCCGATCTGGTGAAGGGCACGAATCTGGGTTTGGCTAACGCCATCCAGTTGAAGGTGTCTGGTGTTGGGGGTCAGGCGTGGGGTGTGAACGGCATCACATTCAAGTTCAACCCGCGTAGGAGCAGGTTGTAATGGCTGATCAGAAGTTCACTCCTCCCGGTTTGGGTCGCCTTCAGGGTGAGGATGCTGCCGTGTTGCGGCAGGTGATTTTGGCGTTGATTCAAGAGTTAGAACGTATCCGTGCACGCCTTGATGCGGGCGGCTTGTAACGAAATGGCTATTTAGTGATGGCTTCTTTTGCGAACCTTGGTTTGTCCGTTGGGCGTGGTGTACGGTCGGCACGTACTCAGCGTGACGCGACCTTGGCTCAGAACGCCTATAGCCGGTTTTTGTCTCAGCAGCGTGGCGATAGAGAGTTACGTAGTCTGGGTGAGCAAACTAACCGTGATCTGGGTGCTTTGTCTGCCGCGTATTCGCAGCGTGGGCTGCGAAACAGCGGGCTTCAACAGCAGGCACGTAATGAGTTTGGTACGCAGGCTTTCAGGTCCGAGCAGGACATCCGTAATCAAACTGCACAGCAGTTGGATATGGCGAATTTGTCTGATGCTCAGGCTCAGGCTGCGTATGAGTCCGCTGTTCAGGAAGCGGAGATTGCCAAGGCGAACAGTATCGCCCAGTTGGCTGCCGAGTTGTTGAACTATTACCCGTTCATGGGGAGTTGATTATGTCTACGACAGATGCGTACGAAAGTTACTTGGGGAACCTTGGGGGTTCCCGCCAGCGAACAGACGAGTTGTTCGGTCAGTTGCTGTCCGGTAACCGCCAGTCTCGTCAGAATGTTGCTGATCGTTATGCGATGATGGGTCAGCAGTTGGCCGACATGTCGGCTACTGCGTCTGGGCAGGCTCGCTCAGGTTATGGTGCTGCACGCAACCGGGTTCAGGCTGCCCCTCAGGTTTACCGTGGGCCGGTTGGTCCGGGCCCGCAGGCTGCTGCGGCCCCGTCTGTGGGGATGGATGCTGCTACTGCGGCGAATCTTCAGAGTGCTGCGGGACAGTTCGGTCAGGCGAATCAGGCCGCTCTTCAGCAGGTGTATGACACGTTGGTCCAGTCTGAGGCTGCGAATAGGGC